TGGACTTGTACATACGAGGTATAATTTATGGATTGGACAAATTTTGTAGCACCATTTGAAGTGGCAGACGAAGTACCGAATGACTACTTGGTCGAGCGTATAAAGATATGGAGACGTAGCGAACTTCAGAGCACAGATTATACGCAACTGCCAGATGTGCCAGTTGATAAAGTTGTTTATGCTACATATCGGGCAGACTTACGCGCTTTGACAAACCAAGGGCCAGATGCACGATTATGGGTATTTCCAATTAGGCCAGAGTAATGCTGAAGATTGTTCGTGTTACTGAGCATGATAGTGCAACTTTTGGCGTCATGATGGTAGGCGATAAGCCAGAGTTTGTGACACTGGAGGAGTCATGGCGTGATAACGAACGAATGATCTCTTGTATCCCGCAGGGTAGGTACAAGATTAAGCTGCATAGGTCGCCTAAGTTTGGACTATGCTACAAGGTGATGGATGTGCCGGAGCGTAGCGAGATATTGATTCACGTCGGCAATACCAATGCGGATACTACTGGCTGTATTTTACTAGGGCAGCGATACGGTCCAGTGGGTGATCGATATGGCATCTCTGGTAGTAAGCTGGCTATGACTCGTTTCATGCAGCTTATGTCAGGAATTAGTGAAGCAGACCTAGTAATCATTAGCGCTTATGGTGGTGGCAGGGTGCACTAGGTATGGATGATGTCACCAAACTCACCTATTGGCTGGATATCATCATTAAAACCGCTATAGGGGTCGTGGTGACCTTGGCAGGGATGGACTATAGGCAAGTTAAGGGTACGCTTAAAGACCTAGAATTGAGCAAGTATAAGCTGACAACTCAGGTAGAAGTATTGCAGGTTGAGGTGAAAGGTATGAGCAACCGGCTTGAAAGAATCGACCAGAAACTTGACCAATTACTCGAGCGTAAACGATGAAGCGGCTGCTGCTTTTAATTGTGTTGATTGCTGGTTGTGGTCAAAAGCCAGTTGAATGGTATCCAAGGGTTACGGCGTGGCGAGTTGGTCAGCAGTGCCAAGACCCAGGTTTAGACAATGCAGCTAGACTAGCACTTAAAGAAGTAGAGTTTTGTAGACCAGGAAATGGTGTAATTTTGTCGATGAAAGGAGCGTTATGAATCGGATAATTAGATGGGTGTTTTCTCAAACTAAAGTTGGCCAGTTTTTAGATGGTAAGAAAACCATTATCGGTGCTGGGCTAATCTTTGCTTCAGCTATTTTGCAGGCATTGCTAGCTGTTGCGCCTTTGTTTCCAGAGCAGCCCTGGATAGCCGTTGCTGCCGCTCATTTGGGCGAGGGTATCCGTGTGGTACAGCCTTACCTGGAGGACGCTGGCATCACTCTTATAGGCGTTGGATTGGCGCATAAAGCTGCTAAGGCTCAGCGTTAAATAGTCTATAGCGTTTCCAGCGCAAGCAATCGGGATCTAGTGGCTCACCTTCGACTGTGGGCTCGTTAGTATATTGCCTAATATACTCTAAAATGGTTGGGTAAATTAGTTCAGCTTTAGAATCAATGACATGACGATTAAAGGTTTTCTTTGCTTCGCGCCTAAACGATTCAGCCATCCCGGAACCATCATCGTAGAGTTGTTGGCAGATGTATTCTAGGTTGAAAGGTTCAAGGGATTTATCGAATAGGAACCAGTTTAAACGGTCGTACTCAAAGCAAACTTTGCGGTAGTTGTAAGTAATTTTGTGATTCTTGTATTTATCTATGTGGCGTAGGATACGGTCTCCCTGGTCAGCACCACACAGCCGGTGAAAGAAGTAGCAATAGTCTTTGAGGGCTCGCTCTAAAACTGCAAGCCAAAGTAGTCTTTCTGGTTGAATAAGTGAACTATCTTCATTCGCTGCAATCGGAGCTTTTAGCTTCATCTTTTTGTAACTTTATCCAGTCCTCTAGATACATCGTGACAAGCCAAGGCTTATGATTTTTACGATGCACTACAATAGGTGTTTTGTCTTTGCAATCTCGTGTAGCTTGGTCGATAGCCTTATCAATGTTCAGTGCTTCTACCATTTTGCACTCGATATGATAATGAGCAAGCTCAGTGCACACGACATCAGAATCACCATTAGCACCACAGAATTGTTGTCCACGTCGTGCAGTGTATCCTAACTCTTTTAGACGGTTGGCTAGTTCTCGTTCAGCTCTTGCGCCCTTGGCTCTTGAATTTACCATTATTGCATTGAATGTAATTTAGTGATGTAAGTCAAAGTCGGTCGATTTTTACCTCGTTTTATCCTTTCAACAGTAGCTAACAGTGGTTTTTTCAAAACATCATGTGCCTCTTCTGGCGTTGGATTTTCTTTTCCAACCAAATCCTTCCAAAATGTTTCTAGTGGATCGTGATCATCTTTTACCCATAAATTTAGGGTGCCACTGTACCAACCCCACAAACTTTTGAAACTTAACATGAGACCACTTTTTGTTTCTGTTACAGCATAAAGTTTAACGAGATGTTTATCGTGTTCGGTTGATTCGGAAATGTTGTACATGTTTAATTCTTTATTAGCTTAGGTGCTAGAGTCCAGTAAAGTGTAGCATCACTCGGCAAGATTTTGTGAAACTTTTCATCAAATGCTTCATGTGCAAAAAATATGCCAGTATCGTTACAGTTCCACGTAGCGTCTAAAACGATATTCCATTCTGGTGCTGTTACTAAACAGCGGTCGCCATCATTCGGCAACCTATCCTTCATTGAGATCCACTGCGGCATTGCAGCTTCATAACCGGTCCACCAACTTTTTTTAGCAATAGTTTTTCTACGTTCGCCAGCAAACGATTGTGAAAACTCCTCTGCCAACTGTTCAGGTGTTTTCATTCGTCCTCCGGTGTTTTGGGTAGCGGCATCCAATACTTAATTGTCTCTGTTAAATCCCAATCAGTGCTCATCTCGTACCATTTATTTATTTTCGGATCATATGCTGCAACAAAACAACAAGCAGGAATCGTTGGACCGTATCCAAAAGCTAGGTAGTCATCCCATATCTCCGGCAGCCTATCCTTCACCGAAATCCACTGAGGCATCACCTTGCTATCGTCAGCAAACTGATCCTTTGCGGCTTGGTAGCCAGCGAGGAAGCCATCCCTGTAGCCACCGATGCGAATCATTAGCGTGTTTACATACCCGTCACGACTAATAGGCATGTTGCTAATTTTCCATCTTTCATTAATTGCTTCCTCCGCCAACTCTTCAGGTGTTTTCATTTATTTTTTTCCGTATCTTTTTGTTTAACTTTTTTAATCTTTTGCGTCTTTTCTTGTTAATAAGTCTGCGTTTTTCCTGTTTAGCAGTAGAAAAATGCCATTCATGTTGTTTAGGTGGCACTCTACTCATAGATTTTTTGGATTGCTAATTTGTGTCCAAGCCACAATGTAATCGTTTTTGTTTAATTCATGTTCGCTTAAATTCCATTTATCAGTTTCATGATCAAATGATGTAATAAATTGCCTGCCATTTTTGCTTACTGCTAAAACTCTGCTGATAAACAACGGCAAATTATGCACAAAATCTGGAGTTTTATAATCTACAAATATCCATTTATCTGCTTCTACTAATTGCGCAGCCTTGTAACCAGCGATAAAAGCTGCTTCAACAAGATGTTCCGCAGCATGATTTATAGCTGCACAAGCCACTTTATCCTCATTCATGTATTCTTCTGCCATCTCTTCAGGTGTTTTCATTACCATTTCTCCGTGTCCATCAATCGCACTTCCTGTTGTGGTTTGCTTTTATAGGTAAGCACTTCCCGAATGATAGCGCCACCCAAAGCCAACCCAATAAGAAAAGCTATCCAAAAAGATCCGTTATGCTCTTCCATGTTCCTCCTTGGTGCCTATGATAATCGGACCATAAAGTGGCCTAACTTCGACCCTTGTCGCGCTCATAAGCTCATTAAGCATGGTTTTAGCTATTGAAACGGCGTCACTGCTGTACAGTTTATCGAGCAACACACGCATATTTTGCCGCAAATCTAGTATCTCAAGTCTATCGGGCTCTTCTAGAACGTGCAGGACAATCTCCCATTTGCCGTCTGTGATAGTATGTTTTGAATAAATTTTAGTTTCCATCGTCTTAGCGCTCCTAAAATGGGATGTCTAAATCATCAACCAGCTTGTCTATGATTTCATCGACTTTTGCGTTTAAAGTTTGAAACGGTTCCTCTTGAACCTCGGCATGTCGATAAGCCTGATCACAAAGGTCAGCAAGTATCTTTAGATCGGACTTAAACAGAGCCTTGGCCACAACATACTCGCCAGTTTCCTTATTCTTATAAGTCTTGCGCCAAGTGTAGGACTTGTTTTTACCGTTATCCCAGAGGGCTATTTCTAGCCCCTTTTCTCTCCATGTTTTAATTGGTTTGCTCATTTTATTCCCCCATGTTAAAATCGTAATACCTGGTTTAGTCACCTAGGTTTTGCCCGTTGTTTAATCTTTTCGGAGATTATCAACGGGTTTTTTATTTTTTTAGCCGTAGCCGTTGCGGTTGCCGTTGCCGGAGCCGTTGCCGTAGCCGGAGCCGTCGCCGTAGCCGTCGCCGTAGCCGTAGCCGTCGCCGTAGCCGTCGCCGTAGCCGTAGCCGTCGCCGTCGCCGCAGCCGTTGCCGGTGCCGTAGCCGTCGCCGTAGCCGCAGCCGTCGCCGGAGCCGTTGCCGGAGCCAATGCTTAGAGTTTCCATTCGCTTACTCCGTTAATGCTTTTTACCGCTTTGTCAGTGCATGGAATAATTTCTATCGCTTCCGTCAATATAATGCTTGGAGTAACCACAGAAAATTTACAATTTTCAGGTTTACTAACACCATCAACCGCCATTTGTGATAAACTCGCAGCGCCATCCCAATACCAGATCCTACGCGCATTAGTTAGTTCAACTTCCTTACCTTCACGCCGTTTTAAAACACCGAAATGCACACCCGCAGAGTAAGTTCTAATGATTACCCAGTCAGTTGTTTGTTCAGTTGCTTTTACGTATCGCTCACCATTGACCACTATTTCATTCATATTTTTCCTTTATTTTTCAACTAGCTCATCTAACTTATCCATAGCCCAAAACAATCCATCAATTTGGCCACGCTCCCAGTCAGAAGCATGGTTTGGAAGCTGCTCCCACTGCTCCGATGCGAAATTGGCTAGATGTTTGTAGAGCTCTTCGTACGTTATCGACTTAGAAACTCCCAAGCCAATAGCGCACCGCCTCCGAGATACCTTCGGCTGCCGTGATACTTTCACTTTCGCATCGATGCTTAAACTCCTTGAGAGTCTTTTCTTCGATGTGCACTGTATATCTCGTGTATCCTGCTTTGCTTGAATCATAACGTTTACCTGTTTTACTTATCCTTTTGTAAACTGGTGTAAAATTGGTTTTAGTTCTTGGCATAATTACTACCTACTGCTCTTAGTGTTTTATACTTGAGCAATGCGCGTTTCTGATCTGCACTAAGCAACAACCCTAGCGCTTGCCGCGCTAGTGCCTCTTGTACTGTAATCCTTAACGCTCTTGCATCTCTTATCGTTGTTCTATCGTTGTGTTTGTTCATGTTTAAGCCTCGTAATCCTCAATGATACAGCTAGTAAGTTTCGCCAAACGGATCGGACATTGCCAAATTTCTTCTGAGATTGGTTTTGCCACGTTTGCCTCTAAGTATTTTATCGCTGCTTCTTTCTTTTCACCTTCAAGGTTAGCTACCGTGTAGTACGTAGTACGCGCCTTTTTATTCATTGGTGATTCTGACCAGTCAGCAGGAATATCATCCTTTTCTTCTGCAACTACTTCACCAGTGTAAGTGTCTACCGTTGCGATAGTAGCGTTGCCGATGTCTACAATCTCCTTGGGTGCTGCGTATGTTGCTGGCATTTCTTCTGCCGTGTACAAGCCGCCTAGCTCTTGAATGAAAGCCTCACGAATTGCCAAAGACTTTGCACACTTTGATAGCATGACCGTTGGCATTTGCTTCCATATTGGCGTTGCTTTTGCGTATTCGGCCATGTAAGCAGTAGCAACTGAAGGAAAGCGTCGATCTTTGCGATATACTTTTACGGTACTGCTAATCAGCGTTTTGTTATCCCATTCAAAACTAACCTCCATGCCATCAAAAGCAGGGTGGCTATTAGCAATGCGAAGGAACCCGTTGATCCCAGTCATCAACTGCAATCGTCCACCAGCTTTAATAGCCCAGATCTCTTTGGTAAAAGGGTTTAATCCAGTTGATTTGACAATCTCACCGAATAGCCCGAACTCTGCGTCTGATAGACCTGGTGCAATTGTGTTGCGTAGTGTTGCCAGCTTATTGTCACTAATTGTAATTTCTTTGCTCATTGTACTATCTCCATTAAATTGCGTTTTTCTATTACTTCTCTGCCGCGTTCATACATTGCGATTGCTTCAGAGCATCCTTCTTGAAAACTCTCAAAAGTAACGCCGATTGTATCAAGCACAGCGGCTAGTTCATCCCATACCGGCACCCACACGCTCTTATCGTCTTGCCAACTCACAGCTATTAGCAAGGTTTTGATGATGTCGTGGTCTACGTTGCACGAGATGACGTATTCAGGAAAATTACCGTCAATAACTTTCATATTAGTGACCTACCATGTGAATAATATATCGTTCGCTGTAGGTCGCGTTCTCATACTCGTGGCGATCCTTGTCCAGATCATCAAGTATGATTCGCATTTCCTGTTCAAAAGAATCAACGCACACCATGATCAAAGCCTGAATCGTCTCAGCATCATAACGTTCAGTTAGAAAGTGTAGTGGTGTTTTGTCACGTTCTGGATTTGTTGGGGTATACCAGCGAGTACTACCTAACCGTTCCTCTTTAACTTCAAACGGCATACCAGCCCACTGAAGCGTAAAATACGGATATATAATGTCTAAGATTTTCATTTAGTCACCTATAAGAATTAAACTAGCGCAGTATACAGTATTCAGTATACCGCGCCAGTGGTTTTTATCGTTTGTGCTTTGGTTTCATGACGAGATCGCCGTCATTACTAGCGAGAATGTCACCAACATATGATGCCATCGCATCGGTACGTGAGAAACTATACTCACAACCAAAGCCGGCGGTCTCACAAGTCAATGTAAAAAAAGTACGTTGTATACCTACGATCAAAAGGAGTAGCAAAACTGGTGCTCCAACTATCGCGCTTGTAGTCCAAAACCATCGGGTAAAATTTTGTATTCTTTCCATAATTAGTACTTCCCCTCCTCCTGAGCTGGTTTGCTTGATGCACTTGTAAGCTTCTGAAAAAACCCACAGTTAGTGCAACGGCGTTTTGTTATTTCTTGCTCTTGCTGCTTGCGATGTTGCCATGATGCAGAATCGCCTAAAGGATCGGTCGTCTTGGCATTAGTTATCAATGCGCTATTGCCGTCAGCATACGCACGGTAACCCTCTGCTGTACCTGCAACCATA